GAGAGATGCCGCTATACCCACGGGGGGCATCTCTCCCCACCATTTTTTCCCAAGGGGGTGCCTATGAGTGCCGCACGCAAGCTTCGCGCCGTGAGGGACGATGAGACGGCCCCTCAGGCCCCTATGACCGTCCTGGACGCAGCCGAGCATGGGGAACGTCGGGATGTGCTGGCCGCGCTTCGTCGCTGTCTCGCAGATGCCGTGGGTACCCGCGACACTCCTCCGCGCGACCTGGCTGCCTTGTCGCGCCGCATCCTGGAGGTGGATAGGGAGATCCGGGAGATCGATCTGGCTCGGGCTGAGCGTGAGCGGCAGACGGCGACTGAGGCGACGGAGGATGAGGATGGGCTCGGGGACATCTGAGCCGCGCCTGTCTGACATCGCGAAGCACCTCATCCTGCCTGAGGGGACGGCCGCTACAGGCTGGCCGCCGGTGCGCGATCGGTGCAAGCGCTTCGGACTGGGCTTCGACCGCTGGCAGGACGGGCTGGGGCGCGTCATCCTCGCGAAGAGGAAGGATGGGCTCTACGCCGCCGGAGTTGACGGCGTGCAGTTGTCGATCTGCCGGCAGGTGGGCAAGACCTACACCATCGGGTCGATGATCTTCGCCCTGTGCACCCTGAACGAGGACCAGTTCGTCCTCTGGACGGCACACCGCACGAGGACGGCAGATGAGACGTTCGCGTCGATGCGGGGCCTCGCCAGCAAGCCAGAGATCGCCCCCTACATCGCCAACGTCCGCGCCGCGAACGGCCAGCAGGAGATCACCTTCACCAACGGGTCCCGGATCCTCTTCGGCGCCCGCGAGGGTGGCTTCGGCCGTGGCTTCGCCGGGGTGGACATCCTGGTGTTCGATGAGGCGCAGATCCTTGGACAGAAGGCCCTGGATGACATGGTGCCTGCGGTGAACACAGCCCCGAACCCGCTGGTGATTCGTCTAGGGACGCCTCCGCGCCCGACGGACCCGAGCGAGGCGTTCGCGGGCTTCCGCAAGGCCGCTCTCCTGGGTGACCTGCATGATGGCCTGTATGTGGAGATCGGCGCGGATGATGACGCCGACCCGGAGGACCGCCGCCAGTGGCGGAAGGCGAACCCGTCGTTCCCGCACCGGACGCCGGAGTCGGCGATCCTGAGGATGAAGCGTCAGCTTGGTCCTGAGTCGTTTCGGCGTGAGGGCCTGGGTATCTGGGACCCGGAGGTCGCTAGCCAGGCGATTGGCCGTGAGGCGTGGAACGCGCTGACGGTGGACGACGCCCCGAGCGGGCTGCGCTGGTGCGCGGCCGTGAGGTTCTCGGTGGACGGTTCCACGGTGGCGCTTGCTCGTGCTGGCCGGAAGCCTGAGCGCAAGTCTGAGGCGGTCTTCGGCCAACTGTGCACCTCTCAGGGGGTGCGGAACATGGGTGAGGGCGTGCACTGGATCTTGGACTACCTGCTGGAGCACCGGGATCGGTGGGCGCAGATCGTCGTGGACGGCAAGTCCGGTGCCGGTGACCTGGTTGATCGGCTCCGTGCCGCGGGCTTCAGTCCGAAGGTGATTTGGACGCCGACGACGGATCAGGTCATCAGCGCTCACGCGATGATGGACGCCGCGATCCGGGACCGGTCCCTGTCTCACCCGGACGACGCCGAGCTGGAGGCTGAGGCCGCCGTCATCTCCCGTCGGAAGATCGGCGCGGGCGGCGGGTTCGGCTGGACCGCCCCGGAGGGGATGACGTCGGCCGGCATGGACGCACTGACACTGGCCCACTGGGCCGCGAAGACAACGAAGAGACGGCCGCGTGAGCTGACCGGAAGGCGTGTGGGGGTGGTGATGTGATGGACCTGATGGCCTACTACAGCCCCGTCCCGACCGACGTCGTCGGCCTGGCCGAGGATGACGCCGCCCTCATGGCCCGCCTGGTCAAGCAGTGGCAGGCCAAGCGCGCCCGGAACGCACTGCGCCGCCAGTACCGGGACATGCAGGTGAACGTCGCGTTCCTGGGCGCCTCGGTGCCTCCCTACATGCGGGACCAGTTGGATATCGTGTGTGGCTGGCCGGATAAGGCGGTCACGTCGCTGGCGTCCCGGTGCATGTGGGATGGGGTCACGTCGCCGTCGGGCGAGGAGGACCCCCTGGGGGCCATGTCGCTGCTGCACGAGAATCGCTTCGACCTGCTCGTGCCCGAGCTTGTGGACGCGACCCTGACCTACTGCTGCTCATTCGTGGTGGCCCTGCCGGGGGACCCGGCTGCGGGTGACCCTGACGTGGTTGTGACGGGCGCTGACGCCCTGTGGGCGACCGGTCTGTGGGACGTGCGCCGCAGGGGCCTGGAGGCCGGCCTACTGGTCGACAGCGCGGATGACAACGGCAAGCCGACGTCGATGCTCCTCCTCACCAGCGAGCATGTGACTCGTCTGGCCCTGGGGGACCGGGGGTGGGTGGCCGTCGCGAGGATGGATCACTCCCTGGGGCGGGTCCCGATGGAGCCGCTGCCGTACCGGCCGGCTCTGGGGCGCCCGTTTGGGCGGTCGCGTATCAGCCGTGAGGTCATGTCGATCACGGACCGCGTTGTCCGGGCTGGCTTCCGCACGGAGGTCTCATCGGACCTGTACGCGGCCCCGGCGCTGCTGCTGCTGGGGGCGGATGAGACCATGTTCCAGAACGCGCAGGGCGAGAAGACTCCGCTCTGGTCCTGGTACATGGGGCGACTCAAGTCCTTGCCGAAGGATGAGGATGGGGAGAAGCCCGACCTCCAGGTGATCCCACAGCAGAGCATGGACCCGTTCTTGGCGATGAAGCGCGCGCTGGCTGCGGAATTCGCTTCGGCGACGTCACTGCCGATCTCCGCGCTCGGCATCGTCCAGGACAACCCGAGTAGCGCCGAGGCGATCTACGCAGCCAAAGAGGATTTGGTTGTCGAGGCGATGAACACGACGCGCAGCATCGGCTACGGCCTGAACAGGATCGTGCAGGACAGCATCTGTCTCCGTGACGGCATCCCCGTCTCGGAGATGGGTGACGAGGTGCAGAACCTCGCGACCCGCTGGCGCAACCCTGCGATGCCGTCCGTCGTCAGCCAGTCCGACGCCATGGTCAAGCAGATCGGCGCGATCCCGGAGCTTGCTCAGACTGACGTGGCCCTGGAGGAACTGGGGTACAGCGCCGAGCAGATCGTCAGGATTCGGTCGCAGATCAAGCGGGCGCAGGCTGGTGGGGTGCTGGATCGTCTGCTGGCTTCCACGCCCACCCCGGCCGAGCGGGCACCACAGGAGCCCACTGAGGCCCCGGTCGAGGTGACCAGCGGTGGCGACGCGGGCTGACCTGGAGCGGTTGGACAAGGCGCTGGACCGGGCTGCCGACATGGCGGTGAGGGACTTCGACGCCTTCGCCGCACGCCTGGACCTGGCAGCCCTTGACCCCGCCGTGGCGCGCGACGCGCTCGGTGAGGTCATGGACCGGCTGCTGACCCGGTACGGGGACATCTCGGCCGCGTCTGCCGCTGACTGGTATGACGCGCTGCGTGACGTGTCCGCCGCCGGCGACGGGTTCACCGCCGTCTTGGCCGATGGCCTGTCGCCCGAGCAGGTGGAGCGGACCACGAGGTGGGCCGCGCGGGGCCTTTTCGACGGGGACCCTGAGGACACGCTCGACAAGCTGCGGAACCACTTGACGCGCTCGATTGTGGCGCAGGGGAAGCGGACTGTGGAGATGAGTGCGGCCGCTGACCCTGCCCGCCCGAGGTGGGCGCGCGTGCCTGGTCCTGGGGGCTGCTGTGCCTGGTGCTCGATGCTCGCCTCCCGCGGTTTCGTCTACGCGACGAAGGCGACGGCTGGCGGCGAGGGGCACTCCTACCACCATGACTGCCACTGTGTCCCGACGCCGTTGTGGAAGGGGCAGAAGCCCCGCATCGACGGCTACGACCCGGGGGCCCTACGTGCCACCTACGACAAGGCCAGGGCGGCCGTGAAGGCGTCCGGTGCCGCCGTCGATGACAAGGCGATCGCCGCCGAGATGCGCCGCATCGCCCCTGAGTCTTTCACTGACGGGGTTGCCCCCGCCGAGTGACCCAACCATACCTACGAGCCCCTGCCGCGATGGTGGGGGCTTTGTCGTGCCGCGATGGCACCTATCTCACTGAGGGAGAACCAATGGACAAGACCGCCAAGGCCGCTGAGGCCACGGAGCCGACCGAGCCCACCGAGCAGACCAGTGGGGAGCCCGCGACGGGCGACGCCACCGATGCTCTCGGAGACGCCGGCAAGAAGGCCCTAGCCAGCGAGCGGGCAGCGAGGAAGGCCGCCGAGAAGCGCGCCGCTGACCTCGCCGCCCAGATCAAGGCCGCCGAGGACGCAGGCAAGACCGAGGCCCAGAAGCAGGCCGAGACCCTAGCCAGCCTCCAGGCCGACCTTGCCGCGATGCGGGCCGAGAAGGAGCGCGCCGAGGTCGCCGCGGCAACCGGCGTCCCCGTTGACATCCTCGCAGGCCCCGGCGACGACCCGGCCGCATGGGCCGAGCAGGTCAAGGCATGGGCCACCGAGCAGGCCAAGCCCGCCGAGGCCCCCGCCCAGCCGGTCGTCCGCCACCACGGCAACCCGCCCGGTGCGGGAGCCGCCTCCCTCGACGAGCAGATCGCCGCAGCCGAAGCGGCTGGGGACCGGACTCTCACGGCCTCCTTGAAGGCATTGAAGCTCGGCTCCCACTGATGAGCCATCACGACTGAAAGGAATGACCATGGCCGGCATCACTGGCATGGCTACCACCTACAACTGCCCGAACTACGTCGGCGAACTCTTCGCCGCCAGCCCTGAGGACACGCCGCTGCTGTCTTCGATCGGCGGCCTGACCGGCGGCGTCTCCGTCGGCGGCACCACTTTCTCTTGGTCCGGCTACGACCTGCGTGACGCTGAGGACGGTCGCCAGCGCACTGAGGGCGCTACCGCCCCCGCCGCCGAGGGACGCGCCCGCTTCGCTGCGAGCAACGTCGTCGAGGTCCGCCAGGAGAAGGTGTCCGTCTCCTACACCAAGCAGGGGGCGACCAAGCAGGTCACTCCGGCGTCCGGCGCGACGACTGTCACCATCGGAGACACGGTTCTGCCCGCTGACGAACTGGCCTGGCAGATCGGTACCGAGATGAAGCAGATCGCTCGCGACGTCGAGAAGACCTTCATCGTCGGGAAGTACGCCAGCCCGACGGACAACCAGACGCCCCGCAAGACTCGCGGCCTCATCGAGGCGATCACCACGAATGTGGCGACCACCACCCACAAGGCCGCCGAGCTGACTGAGGCTGACGTCCTCGACCTCATCGAGAAGGTGTGGACGAACGGCGGCCTCCAGGAGGGTGAGACCCGGACCATCATCGTCAACTCCAAGCTCAAGCGCGCCCTCACCCGCGTCTTCATCAAGGATGCCAAGTACCAGGAGGGTGAGCGCAACGTCGGCGGCGTCAACCTCAAGACCCTCGAGACGGACTTCGGGGTCATGAACATCATGCTCAACCGGTACGTGCCGGCCGACAAGCTGATCGTGGCTTCCCTGGAGCAGTTGGCTCCCGCGTTCCTGGAGATCCCCGGCAAGGGGCACTTTTTCGCGGAGCCGCTGGCGAAGACCGGAGCCAGCGATGACGTGCAGATCTACGGGGAGATCGGCCTCCAGTACGGCAACGAGAAGGCTCACGGTGTCCTGACCGTGGCTGCTGACTGACCGGCGTAGGGGCGCCCCTACGCACTGCGGGGCGCCCCGCCTGTCTGAGAGGAGGGGATCGTGAGGATCACCTGTGAGCGTCACCCGAATCTGCTCATCACTCACCCGCGGGTGGAGTTCGTGGATGGGGTGGCTGACGTTGACGAGGAGACCGTCAAGGCGCTGTCTCCGCTCCTGGATGCGTTCGGGATTGACGCCGCCGACATCGGTGGTGAGCACGCCGAGAGCAAGGAGTCCCCGAAGCGGGGCAAGAATGGCTGACACCTTCGCCACGGTCGAGGATCTGGAGTCTCGGTGGCGTGGCTTGTCTGAGCAGGAGCACAAGCGTGCCGCGGTCCTCTTGGAGGATGCGACGGACCTCATCAAGTCGTCTGCGCCGCGCTGGCAGCACGCGTCTCTGGTGACGTTGAAGCGCGTCGCCTGCGCGGTCGTGAAGCGTGCGCTCCAGGCCGAGCAGGGGGCGGCCGATGGGCTCCCGGAGCCCAGGGGTCTCGTGTCTGGGGAACTCCACACGACGGGGCCGTTCAGCGATCAATACACCTACTCGAATCCTGAGGGCGACCTGTTCCTCAGGGCGGCCGAGTTGAAGCAACTGGGCGGCCGACGTGGCGCGGCCTTCGAGGTGGACTTGCTGGCTCCGGCGGTGGCCCCGTGATCGCCGCCGGCCTGGTCGCCGTTTCGAGGCTCAGGGCGGGTGACGGTGGGCGCGACCAGTACGGTGAGGCTGTCCCCGGACCGGTCGTGGAGACGCCCCTGCCGCCCGCCCTGTTCAACCCTGGCGGCACGAGCGAGCCGGTCGCTGCGGGCTCTCTGCCGGTAGTGTCTCAGCCGACCCTGTACTGGCGCGGGAAGTCCCCGGATATCCGCGCCTCGGATCTCCTGCGCATCGCAGGTGTGACGTACCGCGTCGAGGGGGCTCCGGCGCGCTGGCCCAAGGGGAGCGTGGTCACGCTCCACGCCGCTACCGACCCGCACCAGACGGGGGGTGCCTGATGGGGAAGATCAAGTTCCGGCTCAACGGGCCTGGCGTCGCCCAGATGCTCCAGTCCCGTGAGGCGCAGGGCGCCGTCACTGGGGCTGCGAAGGGGCTGGCTGAGCGGGCTGGGGAGGGCTTCAAGGTGCACTCCTCGACGACGTCGCGTGCCCGAGCCTACGTGCGTGCCGGCACCCGTGAGGCGGGCTTGAGGCAGGCCCGCAAGCACGTCTTGGAGCGCGTCTACGGCGGGGGGAGCGGCTGATGGCTGGCTTGTCTCGGGACACGAAGGCCCTGGTGATGGCCGCGTTGAAGGCGGCCCTGCCTGACGTGCAGGTCGTGTCCAGCGTCCCCTACGTGAACGGGGATCCGCCGGACCCTCTGGTGCTGGTGCTCGCTACGGGCGGGCAGGGCCAGCACCAGCGGGTGCTCTCCACCGGTCAGGTCACCATCGACAGTTTCGCTCCCACTACGGGCCAGGCAATGCGCCTGGCCCTTCGTGTTGACGCCGCCGTGAATGCGCTCGTGGCCGGTCATGACTGGCCGGTCACGAGGGTCACGGGGAACGCCCCATCTGAGTCGCCCGACCCGACTATCACGGCCGCCCGAGCGACGGCCACCTACCAGATCACCACACGGAATCCGTAAGGAGAACCAATGACTACCAATGCCGACAACGTACTCGGCTTCGGGTCTGACGACG